CCGCCTCGGCCTTCGCCTTGGCGTCGGCCGCGGCCTTCGCCTTGGCGTCCGCCTGCTCCTTGTCGAGCGAGACGAGCCACGCATCGATGCCGTCCGGATGGATGTCGGGGAACGCGCGGGTGTACTCCTCGCGCTTCGCGCCCTCCACGAACATCTGGCGGATGAGGCTCGACTCGTCGGTGTTCGGGCCGGTCTTCTTGATGCTGTCGCCCGGGTTGTCCTTCAGGTTCATGGCCTACCCCTTCTTCTTGAACGACTGCATGGTGGGGGCGTCGAAGATCGCCTCGAGCGCCCGGAGCAGCACCGCCGAGTCGTCGGCGGAGCCGTACAGTGTGGCCCCGATGAGGACGGCGATGGTGTTGTCGTCCACCGCCGTGGCACCGGTCTTGTCCGCGACCGCCGGGCGGGAGACGCCGAGCGTCGGGATGTTGATGGAGATGGCCTTCACGCTGCCGCCGGCGGGGGCAGCGGGCTTCTTTGCGCGGAGGAAAGACTCGAGCGCCTTCGCGATCGCGTTGCCCACCGTGTTGCCGATCGCCATGCGGTTCGGGATGTTCGCCCCGATGAATAGCGCGAGACTCGTCGCCCCGCACACGCCGTAGGTGGCGGCGGCGGCGTTGTACGTCACCGACTTCGCGGTGCAGCCCTTCGTCGCCAACCACATCTTGCCTGCCATGATTCACCTCGTGGGGAGAGAGGAAGGGGCGCCGGGTCTCCCCGGCGCCCCGTCAGGCGACCGCTAGGTCACCGTGTCCTTCACCTTCGCCCACACGAGGTGCTCGTCCTCGACGCGGATCGAGCCCATCGTGAGCGCCGTGTAGATCTGCCACGCGAAGGACTTGTCCGGCCGCTGCGCGACCTGCGCCCAGATGTCCTTCGAGATGTGGAGCCCCATCGCCTTGCGGGTCATCGCGAAGCAGTCGCGGGTGCCCACGCCGTTCGACTGGAGGAGCCGGTTCGAGAGGATCCAGGTGAAGCCGAGCCAGTTCGGCACGTAGCCCTTCTCCGCGAGCGTCTTCACGTTCGCGTAGTCGGACGACGTGTACTCGACCAGCTGCTGGAGCTTGCGCAGCTGCTTCGGGCCGATGACGAAGCACTTCGGCTCGTCCACGTCGATGTTGTTGAAGACGAAGGACTCGAAGACCTGGGTGACGAAGTCGAACGAGATCTCCGTCGTCCAGTCACCGACCACCTGCCCGAGGCTGTTCGCCCCACCGGTGGTGACGAAGGCCACCGCGGAGCCGGTGCCGTCGCGGGAAGCGGCGGTGGTCTTGGCGATGATGATGTCGTCGATCTGGCGCTTGGCGGCCATGCCGAGCGCGTAGGTGATCTTCGACGTGGGCTCGACGAGCATCTGCACGATGTCGTCGGGCTCGACGAGATCGCCGCCGTCGTAGGTGGCGACCACGGTCTGGCGCCGGGTCCAGGGCGCGTCGTTGATCGGCGAGTTGTTGTTCCGGCCCGCCTTCGAGCCGAGCGCCATCGCGCCGAGGCGCTCGAAGTTGTGGCTGACCGACTCGCGCCGCTCGATCTGGCACCACTGGATGAGCCGGGCGTCGCTCTGCTGCGCGAGGAAGCGGACGTTGTCCGCGAACGTCTGCACGAAGACGTTTGAGATGCTGTTCGTCATGGGGCTGTTTCTCCTGCGGCTACAAGCCGCGATGGTTTACAAACCGTCGCGACGAGTAGTCGGGGACAGCCCCCGGCTCGTCACATACCCACTCGGGCGCCGCGGGAGCCGGGGCCTTTTCGGTTGACCCGGCGCCCGCGGCAAGTGGGCGAGTAGGGTGACGGTACGTCACCCTACGTTGCTCGTCAAGAGCGAGCGCCGGCCACTGCCATCTCCCGGGTGGCCTTCGGGTCCGCGTACTGCTGAAGCTCGATCATGCGCTTCACCGCCTCGCCGTGGCGCGGGTCGCTCGCGTTCCAGTAGGCGTGGGCGCGGTTCGCCATCATCTCGCCGATCTGAGCGCGCGCCTCGGTCGGCGTCATCTTGCTCGAGCCGCCCTCGGTCTGCCGGCCCTGCTCCTTCGGGTTCGTGCCCACCGCCTGGGCCACCTGGAACATGAGCTTAACCTGGGCGGCGGAGGCGCGCCCCTCGGCAATGGCCTTCGCATCGGCGGCGAGCCCGAGCTTCTCCGCCACCGCCGCGGCGGCCTGGAAGCGGTCGCTCTTCGCGGCGCCCCACTCCTTCTCGAGGGCGGCGTGGTCGTCCTTGAACTTCGACTGGGCGGCGGTCTGCATCTCGCCCATCGCCTTCGTCAACTCGGCGAACTGCCCCTTCGTCATCCCGGTCTTCTGCGCGATCGCGCGGATGTCCTCGGGGACGACGCCGAGCTTCACGAGGTCGTCGGGGACGACGTACTCCTCGGGCTTGCCGGGCCGCCCCAGCGCCGCGAAGACCGCGGCCTCCGCCTCGGCGCGCGCCTTCGCGTCAGTGGGGAAGTAGACGAAGTCGGCGCCGAGCTTCTCCTTCATCTTGCCGATGAACTCGGTGCGCGCCTCGGGCGTCGCGTCCGGGCCGGGCGGCCGGACGGAGTTGCCCACGAGCTTCTTCGTCTCGATGAAGCTCTGGGTGAGCGCCCCCACGTCCTTGAACGACGTGATGGACGGGTCGTTGCGAATCCCCTCGGGGAGCGTGTCGCGCCAGCTGGCGCCGCCCTTCTCCTCTTCCTTCTCCATCAGGAACTTGAACTTCAGCATGTCACGACCTCCCGTGCTTGTTCAGCTGCTCGAGGTACGCGAGCACATCGCAGTGGCCCAGCCGGAAGGCCGGGCCGTGCGGGCTCTCCTTGCGCACCTCGTAGAGGAACTCCTGCTTCAGGATCTCGAGCATCTCCTTGCCGTCCGCGGTGGCGAGCACCCGCTGCACCGTCGCGGCCTTCATCTGGAGCCTGCCCTGCGCCGCCTCGACGGCGCTCTTCGTGTCCGTCATCCGCCCTCCTGCTGCATCTGGTCAGCGCCCGCCTGGGCGCGGTTCCCTTCGGCCTGCGTCTTCTGGATCTGCGCCTGCTGCGCCGCCTGCTGCATCTTCTGGCGCTGCTGCTTGTTCGCCGCGGCCTCCTGCGGCGTGAACCACACCGCGCCGGGCGTGTCGAGCCGCTCCGCCATCTCGCGGAGCGCCTTCGCCGGCGAGAATTCGTCCGTCACGTCCTGGAAGCCCATCTTCAGGGCGCCGTAGGCCGCGGTGAGGAGCCGCTCGATCGCCACCACCTCGTCGTCGCGCATCGCGCGAGCGAGCGGACCGCGGTACTGGATCTTGAGGCCCGTGCCCTTCTGAGCGGCTTCGAGGATGATGTCCGGCGGCTTGTCGATCTGCCCTTCACGGTACATCGTCGAGAAGGAGGTCTGGGTCGTGGGATCGAGCACATCGTTGATGAGGTGGCCGTTCGGCACGCCGAACAGCTGATTCATCAGGTTCCGCCGCTGGACGACCTCGGTCGCCGTCATGGCGGGGCTCTCCTTCATGGAGATGTCGTCCTCCCGGAAATACTTGCGGATCATCAGCTGCTGCCGCTCGAGGAGGTTATCGGACACGTCGAAGCGCGCCTTCGACTCGAGGGCGACGAGGCTCTTCGACGTATCGCGCACCACCGTCATGCCGCCGCGGCCGAGGTCCACGTCGCCGAGGAGCCCGCGCTCCTCGACGAGGAGGGACGGGTCCACCGCCTTGCCGGCGGCGTTCACGATCTCCTCCTGGAGCGCGTTCACGAGCTTCACGGTCGGCAGGGCAAGGAGCCCCGGGCCGAAGCCCCACTGCGAGCCGGTAGTGCGCGAGTAGCGCCCGACGTAGGCCGGCATCTCGTAGAAGCCGGTCTCGTCGCCGAGGGTGCCGTCCTTCCCCGGGCCGGTGCGGATCACGTACTTCGCACCGAAGGGCCGCTCGAGCGGCGCGCGCATCTTCTCGTCCATCCCCATCGGCTTCTTGCCGGGCCGCGGGAAGACGCAGTAGATGACCTCGATCTTCGTGTCGTCGGCGGACTGCTTCGCCTGCTCCTCGATGGCGCTCGGGCCGATGAACTTGCCCGTCCCGGGGTCGGTGAACTTCGAGACGATCTGAGTGGCAGTCCACTTGAACTTCTGGAACCAGCGGTAGACGCGCCCCTGCCAGTCCTCCTCGAAGTAGATGTCGCGCATCGGCACGCCGCCGAACTGGAAGCCGCGCCACCTCTTCGCGTCCACCACCTCCTGGGTGATGGCGAAGTTCCCGTAGCCCACCCAACTCAGCATCCCCGTCGCCATCTCGAGGGAGAAGTTCGAGGAGGTGATGGCGTTGTAGAGCCGGCGGCCGGTCTCGTCGAGCCACGTCTTCGCGACCGGGTCCTTCTCCACCTTCGGGTCCGGGTGGCCGATCTTCAGCCAGTCCATCTGCGGTGAGACCGTCATCGCCCAGAAGAAGCTCGCGAGCCGGGAGGCACCGATCGGTCCGGTGGAGTCCCAGATCTCCTTGGTCGTCCACTTCTTCCCCGCCTCGATCACCTCGGGGTTGTAGAAGCTGCCGGAGAGCGGAACGATGTACCGCTCGATGTCGTCCCAGGTCCCCTCGACCGGCTTGCGCTGGATCTCCAGCTGGCCCATCCGGCGAAGAATCTCCTCGTTCGTCATCGCGCGCCCCTCCGTACTCCGGCAGTCTTCACCTTGAACTTCCGCACGCGATCGGTGGTGTCAGCCGACTCGAGTGCCGCCATGTCCTCGCCCTCGCCGAGCATCAGGTACTGGAGGGCCTCCGCGACGTGAGAGTACGGATTTTTGTCGGGCACGTCACGAAACTTCTCCTGACCAGCAGATGCAACCCGGCGCAGACAGTACCCGCCGTTCATGGCCTTGCGCAACACCTTGGCCTTGGCGGAGACCACGAGGCGGGGCCGGGCGAGGATGGTGAGCCGGGTGAGGGGCCGGGCCACCGCCTCGCGCCGGCGCTCGAAATCGTTGGTGTGAGCGGGGATGAGCGGGATGCCCTGCGCGCGCGCGATGTCGTAGGGGGTCCGCTCGTCCACCTGGGAGCGCACGTCGCCGCCCGGGTCACCCGTGGCGTTCCCGATCGCGTGGCCGGGGTAGGTGCGCTTCAGGTAGGCCGCGGCGTCCTCGAAGAACCGAACCG